CGCGCAATCGCCGCATACTTTTAGCTTTTTGATTCCATGGCATTGCTAATGGTAACAAGACCGCATAACGTATTGCTATTTGTGTTTGACGCAATGCAAATTGTAAGTAAATCGATGAGGGAGATGTAATTGCAAATGTAACTTGCTGATTGCTAATAGCAAGTAGGCAGGATTGTCCCTCCCCATCTCTTCACAACCTTTAACACACCTCACATACGAGAACGCAACATGGCTCCGTTACGCGCATGCGTGCACACATACGTGTGCGGGTATTGCGTGCGTGTGCGATGCGTGCGCATGTCGCGTGGTGCTTATTCTGCGGAATGCGTCTGTGGCGCTGTGGAATGCCTGCAAACAGCGAGCAGGTCTGTTAACGGATGTTAAAATCCACTTTGCAACCATCTTGTTTTCAGCCAGTTAAAAAAAACTTTCATGGGTCACATACCAAAGGTTCATGCCTTGACGTCATGTAGGCAGAAGGGGAGGACGAGCCAACCCAATCACCACACACACACAGAGATGTTCACAGCAATCATCACCATCTCCGCCATCACCATCAATAGCGGTTTGGCCATTTACTTAATCGTTGAACATTTAATTGGGAGGAAACAATAATTCAGTTCCCCTAATCGTTAACCTATTAAACACACACACAATGGAAACTCAAGTTCAAGCCATCCTCCACAAAATTTTCGATGCGGAGGAAGTGAAGCAGGTCAAGCAGGCAGTCAAAGACAAAGGTTCCGTCGAGCTATACACTCTACGCACCATGCTCCATGTAACTGGGATTCAGTTCGGGAGCGATGAGTACCACGAGATGTTCGACATCATGGAGGAGCTATTCGAATGCCCAGTATTCGTTAGTTGCTACGACGACATCGTGGCCATGGATGCAGAGATATACGAAGAATACCACATGTGAGCACAATAAACCCACATCACCACACGTTAAACAATAAACCCACAGAAAACATGTCCTCACTCATCTCAACCATCTACGTGTTCGACACGCTGTCCATCGCAGGATGCTACCTTCCTGCTCTCATCAACGGGGATGCATCGGGCATCGACGAGACAGAGTTCGCTGAACTCGACAGGTTCCTGATGGAACTGCGCAACAGGATTCGTGAGCATCACGATGCCGACGAGGATATTCGCTACGACCTTGTGGTGACCAGTGATGAGTCATTCATAGGCATGTGCGAAGTCAGCGGGCTGTATTCTGACTGCCACGATGTGGATGTGGTTGCACATGTATCTCGTCGGTCATAAAAAAGTTGCATCAGCACACAATAAACAGATTCCCTCTCACGTTTAACATTCAAACACACACACACAATGAACACGATTCTTTTCGAAACAGAGGCAAACAAGCGTGCGTCAGACGCACGATTGGCCAAGTCAAAGAAGCAGGTTGTTGACTACATGGTCGTCCTCGTAGAGGAACTGGAGTCCTTGAACGAAGAACTGCTACGAATCAAGGCATTGCAACAGATGAATGCCATGTGCGTCTTGAACGGCAGTGAGTCAGCGCCAACAGAAGAAGTTGAGTCCCTTGATAAACGGGAGCAAGACATTCGCATGGCAATTACGAACAAGAAGAATTACCTTATCGTCCTCATCGAATCTCAAGCACAATGATTAACGCTCTCTTGACCTTCAGGAACTCCGCTGGACGCACCTTCGGTAGCCCAAAGAACTTCTCTGACCAAACGCACATCGATAACTACATCAACTTCATGATGCGTAAGGGACACAAGTTCGTGGACATCTTCTACGCAGACGACAACGATGCGCCACAATAAACACACCCAATCAAACGTTAAACAATAAACACACACAGCTATGATTACGACATCAAATTCAAAGGTCTCTGTTTCGGACATCATCCGTTACGAGGAAGGCGACATGACCGTACGGGAGATGGTATACTTCTTCTCCCTGCTCATCCAGTCAGGCATGTTGCCATGGATGCAGGGTTCATACGGACGCATGGCCATGCAGTTGTTCGAGTACGAATTGCTCGATGCAAGCGGTCAGGTGAATCAAGACATCCTCGAAGAGTTTATCAGCAGATTTTAACATCTGTTAACACAATAAACCCACTCACAATGTCAGTTCAATCAATCTCCAACCTGATGCCGAGCAAGGCATACTTGGACACCATTCGTAACGGCGGCATCTCCGTCAACCACAAAGGCGAGACACCTCCATCCACAGGATTCATGGTTGGTGGTGTTGAAGATGATAACAAGAGCTACACCATTCCATTCACGGATTTCGATGGATTCTCATTCGCGTTCCAACAACTGCTCACAAGGTTGAGCAACCTGCCGGAAACGGAGCGCGAGTGCATGTACGTTGGAACGTGGTTGAACGAGAACTTCGTTGACCCGCTCACTCACAGCACAATCACTATCATCGAGTTGGAGTTGTCTATGCACATCTCCTCACTTGAGAGAGCCATGAAGCTTGGCAAGGCGTTCAATCAGTTGTACATCTATGACCTTGCGGAAGGCAAGAGCATCAAGGTTGAAAAAGATGTGCCTCAAGCACAATAAACCATTCAGGTAACCCGTTAATTAAGAAACACACACAGCAATGTCACAAGAAAAGAAGTACCCCAACGGACTGCGAGAGTACCTTGAGACACTCGTCATGATGTCAGTTGAACTGGAGGCAAGAGACCTGCCCATGCATATCATCAACTACATAGACCATGCTATCGATTGGTCGGAAGAGTTTGAGCAGATGTACAGCGGCAGAAACATGAGGATATGGGATGGTGATTGGTTGGATGCAATCCAAGAATTTGTAGATAAAAAGATTTCAGAATCATGAACAAACTACCTGAAGACGAGTTGATTGAGTTGGCCGAAGGTCCCAACAACGACATAGCTGACGCTGCTATGGCAGAACTACGCAAACGATTCGATGCATCGTACGGATGGTGCCCCGAACTTGACTATGCAGTTGTCAAACGAGAAGAGTGTGAGAAACTAACCCAATAATAAAAACAAAATGAAAACCCCAGTCGAACAACTGATTGAGAAAATTCGGCAACGTGCCACACTTCTGAAAGAAGGAAATAAAACAGAACGACACAATAGCAGGATTCTGTTTGGCGTTGCGGCTATGTCAAGACAGTTCCTCGAAATCGAACGAGAGTTCATCGAACAGGTTCGAACGGGTATAGATGCGCCCGAAAAGGATGAAACTATACCCGATAGCGCCCAGTAATAATCAATCGCCCCTAAAATTCACGTCATGGGAATGCACAAAGAGACCAAGGACAAGATAACAACGCTAACTGAATGTTTTGAGTTAGTGATTTGGATGGCCATCAGATACGCAGATGGACGCCACACCTACGCACCGGGAGATGTTAGGCATGCAATCAAGATGTTCCAAAGTGTGTACCCATCGTGGAAGCCACAGACAGACATCACGATTAAGAAACCAAACCTCACGGATGAACCCGAACTCTTCTACGAGTCAGACCACTTATGGGATTTAGTAAACAACGAAAATGAACGAAACCAAGAAGACGTACAAGGAGATGTACCTTGAGCAGAACGAGGAACGTAACCTCGACGGATACCTGAAGGGTGACCTTGCCATCCTGTTCGACATCATCCACCCCTACCAAATGTGGAGCGAACTGGACAACACCAAGTTCAGCATGAAGGTGTCCTTCAAGGAACGATACGAACCACAACTGCATCTCTTTTTTGATAACCCAGTAACCTGAATTAAACAAGTTACTATATTCGCCACATGATTGCAGATGTGGTATTTAAGAACGCATACGGGGCAGATGTCTGCCTCACCATCCACGATGTTAACGAAAGCGACAACTGGCACTTCGTTACATCCTCAATAGACAACCAATCTTATGCCATCAACATCTTCAGAGAGTCAGAGTCAATGCGATGCTACGTCCACTACGTCTACGGAGCAGACGACATCGACCACCTCAAGCGATTCGAACCCGAATCATTTTCAATCGTTTGACGAGACCCTCGCTAACTACGAGCAGGAACTTCACAAACGTGTGTGTTTCAATCAGATAACTGCTGTACGAAATACCTTCTACGCGATTACTGGGCACCACGACAATAAAAGCAGGAAGGAGTACGTTGTTAAACCAAGGGCGGCACTGCTCTGCGCCCTGTCCACCAAGTACACACTAACTGACGTGGCAAAGGCGTTTGACATACACCACGCCACGGTGATTCACCACCGCAAGCACCACGAAGGAAACCTATCAGCATGGAAGGGATACAAGGAAATCTTTGACAAAGCAATTCAAACACTTCATTCAATGCCATTCATCAAGTCAACGTCATTCCCGGACAACCCACCCAAGTCGTTCAACGAGTGGCAGGAACACCTGCTCGAACAGCGCCGTCAAATCTTCGAAAAAAATATCGGCATGGTAAACATCACAGATGAGATGTCCTCACAGCAGGACATGGTAGACAAGTCGAAACTCCTTGACCGCATGTTGAAGGAGATTCGAGAGGGTGCAGACCTGAACTCTGCGGCACAGCGCGTATTAAATGATGCTATCAATTATGGATTCACTAAATGAAAAGCAAGCGAAAGTTCGTGTTCATCTTCACCCCATTGTCGATAGACATCGCGGATGATGCGTTCAGGTTTTCTATCTGCGATGTAATCACAAGGTCAGGCATAGCTTCGAGCCTGTTCTCTGTTGGATACATCAAGTATCGACACCGCAACGTGTACTACATGGACTTGTTCTTCGCACGATTCAGCAACCTATGAACGACCAGCTCATGTACGCTGTCACCGCCACACGGAACAGCCACCTCGAGGTCCTCACCTTCCCCATCGGGGTATTCGACGACAAAGACACGGCCATCGAAAGCGCCCGCAATCACAAAGAGCAGTTCGGGAAACACTACGACTACTACGTCTATGAGTTCACAAAAAACTTGGTAAATACGAGTTCACCACCTATCTTCGTTGTCTAATCACAATTCAATACAATAGAGTTATGGCACAGGAGTTAAAGGACGAAAAGGTCATGGAGTGGGAGGCCCTCGAGTTAGGGGTCGCTCAATGGGCCAAGGACAGGGGGCTGCTCAAGCGTGAGAACGCCCCATCACAGATGATGAAGGTCGTGGAGGAACTCGGCGAACTTGCCGAGTGTATCGCCAAGCGCAAGCGTGCCTCCACCACGGCAGACGCAGTTGGTGACGTGCTGGTCACTATCATCATCCTCTCGTATCAACTTGGCATCGACCCCCAGTACGCTCTCGACCTTGCGTACAACGAAATCAAAGACCGCGCAGGGAGCACCATCAACGGAGTATTCATCAAGAAATGAACGACCTTGAAATCAACTACATCTACACAAGAGGAAACTCTTGGTACATCACGCCGTCAGCGGCAGTCGCGAACTGGAGGGGCGAAACATACTACGCCATCGAAAGTCGCGTTAGAGAATGAAGTGACAGCAAATCAAATTCACGAGCCACAAGCTCAAAAACACAATTCAATGAACATTCAATCAAAGTTGCTGGCTGTTCAGTCAGAGTTAAAAGCCCCCAAGGGCCAGTTCAACTCCTTCGGTAAGTACAAGTATCGTTCATGTGAGGACATCCTCGAAGCGGTGAAGCCCTTGCTCGTGAAACATGGTCTAACCATGACCATCTCCGACAAAATAGAAGAATATGGGGGGCGTGTATACGTCATGTCCACGGTAACTGCCTTTGACTATGACGGAAACGCACACAGCGTTAGTGCCTACGCCCGTGAGGAGGAAACCAAGAAGGGCATGGATGCGTCACAGGTGACTGGAGCCACATCCTCCTATGCACGTAAGTATGCCCTCAACGGGATGTTCCTCATCGACGACACCAAGGACAGCGATGCCACGAATACCCACGGCAACGAACCTGCCCAGTCACATGGACGTGTGCCCGTAGGCGGAGCGGCGGCGCGTGACGCCATCGCAGAGGAAGAATCCAAGCAGGAATCCATGTCCATGATGGACAAGGCCGTGGCCTACCTGAAGTCAGCCACAGACCGCAAGACAGCCTACGACAGCGTGATGAAGCACTACGGCGCACAACTGACTGACAATCAGAAGGAAGCCCTGAAGAAGTTCGTCCGATGAACTTGCCCCAACTCCTCGAGGCTCGGTACGGGAAACCGCACCTGTCCTACAGCAGCCTCAAGCAATCGCTCGAGGACATCGCTCGGTTCGATGCGTACATGAAGAAAGAGATTACATACAAGTCCGATGCCCTTGACTTCGGAACCCTGTACGACATGCTCCTCTTCGAACGTGACAAGGCCATGGAGACCTACATAATCGTGGACCACGAGTACATCCTCGAGCGTTGTTCTGCGGCCACCCAGTCCACCAAGTCACCCAAGGCCACCAAGGAGTACAAGGAGGTCAAGGAAGCCATCGAGAACGACCTGACCGCAAACGGAAAAGTCCTTTGTAACCCCGACGACTGGAAGACGGCCAACGACATGATTGACCGACTGCACACCTGCGGAATCACGAAGGAGTACTTCGCTGGCGACTACCAAGTCCCCATCATGAAGAACATCCTCGACATCAAGGTCAAGGGATTCATCGACTGCTGGGACAAGGACAGGGCCATGGTGGTGGACAGCAAGTCCACACGAAGCATCAGCGGATTCCGTTATGACGTAGGCAAGCTGTCTTACGACATCCAAGCGTACCTGTACATGCAGGCCACGTCAGCAAAAGAGTTCTACTGGGTTGCACAGGAGAAAGATTACCCTTACCTTCCCGCTGTCGTCAAGTGCAGCGAAGAGACACTATTCAAGGGTGAGATGAAGACCCGAGCAGCCATAGCACGAATCAAAGATTTCCTCAAGAATAACACGGACCCTAAATCTGATTTTGTCACCTATGAAGTCTAAGACCAAAGAAAGAATCAAGGACATCGCAGAGAACGTCCTAATCGTCGCAACCCTATTCCTATTCCATCTTTTAATCACCAATTTTGTTGAGCAATGAGCAAAGAAAAGAGCTATGACAGCGTCCTGATGGGATTCGCTGATGAGCCGAAGTACAACAACGGACAGCTGGTTAGCTGGCGCGTAAAGCTTCGGGATTTTGAAATCAAGGAAATCCTTGACCGATACCTGTCCAAGAATGCTGAAGGCAAGGGCCAAGCATACATCACCATGTTCATGAGTAAGGAAGGTAAGCCTTTCGCTCGTGTGTACAACCCCAACAGCGAGTCAGCTAAGGAGTACCGCGAGAAGAACATGAAGCAGAATGAGCGGGCCGCTACCCCAGTCGCTGACGACAACGACCTACCATTCTAAGATTCTCGGCTGTCTGTGTGTGATTGAATGGGGGTTGAGGGACATTGTGTTCCTCAGCCCCTCTTCTTTCGAAGCCGAGGCGAATGGAAAGCGATACACCTTCCACGCATGCATCATAGAACACTTCAACACCATGGTAGATATACCTGTATTTGAGGAGGACTTTTTGGTGATGTGCATAGCAAACAAGTCAGGTGACAACACCATCGTGCTCACCCATGATGACTGCAAGGAGGTGATGGGAACGTCAGTAGATTTTCACTGGGTGGCAGAGTTCATAAAGAAGAGAATGAGTGTCACCGTTACCAATGAACAAAAACAGCCTACCAATTTACTACGTTGAACTCACCGTGACATACAAGCACGGAAAGAAAGAGATGACGAAGGACGTGTGGTGCATGAGTCACAGCACAGACGTGCTGGACATCATGGACGACCCCCTGTCAATCTCAACCATGGAGAGGCAGATATACTCCTCTACATACAAATCCGAAAAAAGAATCACAATTAAAAAAGTACGGACATGGAAACAACTTGGAATGACGAACTACAACAGGTAGATATGGTCAACAGCCCCAATCACTATAGGTCTTTCCCCAAAGAGACGTGGGAGATGATGGTTGACATCTGGGGTGCAGACAACTTCGTTGTGTACTGCGAGATAAACGCCTTCAAGTACAAGATGCGTGCAGGTGAGAAGCCCGGCCAGTCAGTTGAGCAGGACCTGCAAAAGGCTGAATGGTACCTGAAAAAGGCAAACGACTACAGGAAATGAAAGTAACCCTGTATCGGTCTATCCACGACACGGATAAACCATACCATATCCATATGGACGTGGCGCTGGACAGAATCCAGCAGGGCAAGTCCAAGGACACCGTAGAGCGGTTCCGTACGAGCAGGGAACGGGAGGATAAGATGTCCCTCCCTGTGGTCCTGTGGAGCGGCACGTTCAACAAGCGTTCCGACAGCGAACTTGTGGAGCACAGCGGATACATAGTCCTTGACTTCGACCACATCGACGTTCAGGCTGGGAAGACGCAGGTGGGTTCCGACCAGTACGTCAGAGCCTGTTGGGTGTCCCCTTCTGGGGATGGACTCAAGGCCCTTGTGAAGGTCACCAACCCTGAGCGCCACAGAGACCATTTCAGGGCTATCAAGGCATACTTCAGCAAGTCGTATGGGCTGGAGGTAGATGAGACAGGCATCAACGAATCACGGGCTTGTTTCGAGTCCTATGACCCGGACATCGTTGTCAAGGATGAGAGCACCCCGTTCGGAGGCCTGATAACCAAGCACAGCGAGGAACAGACTCCAAGCCAGCCATATGTCTACACAGACTACATGAAGCTGAACCTGGCCGCACGTATGATTCGTCAGGCGCAGGATGGGGAGAAGCACAACACGCTGCTCAAGGCCTCACGCCTGTGTGGCGGATACGTGTCTGCTGGGCGCATGGAGGAGGAAGAGGTCATCAGAGTTCTGTTCCGTGAGATACAGAAGCGGGACATAGACTCCGAGGAGCATGCCCTCACCACCATCCGTGCAGGACTGGAGGCAGGCAAGAACGCTCCACTTCGGGACATCATCAACGACGAGAAGTCGGTCACACGGGAACTGCTCATCAACGATGGGGACATGTCGTTCATCTCGTCAGACGACTCTGACTACAGGATGATTGATGACTTTGTCAACGGAAAGATTCTGATTGGTCTGGACACAGGGGACCCCAACCTCGACAAATACTTCAGGTACAAGCGAGAGTTCGTCATCATCAACGGCCACAGCAACGTGGGCAAGACGACGATGGCCCTGTACATGATGGTCAACGCCAGCCGTAGGCATGGGTGGAAGTGGGTGCTCTACTCCTCTGAGAACAGCACGTGGTCGGTCAAGATGACGCTGATGGAGTTTGCCACAGCCATGCCCATCAAGACTCAGAACTACGAGCAACGCAAGGAGGCGTACCGCTGGGTCAATGACCACTTCACTATCATCAACAACAATCAGGTGTACAGCTATTCCGACATCATCCTATTTATGGAGAAGGTACGCAGGATTCAACACGTGGATGCTGTCTTTGTAGACCCATACAACAGCCTCAAAATTGACCTGAAGAACACGGCCATAGGTGTCCATGACTACCACTACGAGGCAGCCTCAGAGTTCCTTACGTACAGCACGGCCAACAACATAGCCGTGTGGCTCAACATGCACGCCGTGACGGAGGCCCAGAGACGCAAAGGCGACGATGGTCTCCCCATAGCCCCATACGCTGAGGACACCGAGGGTGGTGGCAAGTTCGTGAACAGGGCAGACTGCTTCATCACCATCCACCGCAAGGTGCAAGCCCCTGACATGCAGTCACGTAGGACCACAGAGCTACACGTCAGGAAGGTACGTGAGGTGAAGACGGGTGGACAACCCACGCCTTTAGACGAGCCAATCACGTACGCCATGAACCCAACCATGACAGGATTCAGGGCGCTGAGCACTGGCAACGAACTGTTTGAGCCAATAGGCCTGGACTTCACGAGATACCAAGTATTTAACGAATGATATTATATAACCATAGCTGTATTATATATTTGTGGTCATGCATAGAAAAAAAGGGTCGGCTACGACTCCTCGTGCAAACACAAGGAAGAGACAGCTTGGGAAGTATAAGTCTCAGTTAGAAAAGTACTGCGCTGAAAGGCTCCAGCAGGAAAATCTAAACTTTATGTACGAGGGCAAGGAGTACGTGTTGCAGGAGTCATTTAACTACAACGGGGTATACTACAAGATGACAAGGGGGAGCAAGGACCTCGTAAAGAGAACCAACTCACACATCCTCCCCATCAAATACACTCCAGACTTTGTAGGAACTGACTACAACTTTGTCATAGAAACAAAGGGGTATATACATGAACAGCACACATTTCAGCTCAGATGGAAGATGTATTTGGACTACCTTTGTAAAAGCGGGGAACCTCTCCCCGCTCTTTTCTTACCCAAAAACAAGCAACAGGTAGACGAGTGCATTAACATAATTTTAGATTTAATACACGATGAACGAATACAAACTCTCGGAGATGTACGCGATGGCCACTCAAAGAATGGCAGACGCGGTAACAGAACTCTACGAAGACCTTCACAATCAGGACGGCAGACCGATTTTCAAGAGGGAGAAGATTTCTGAAGGGATGGCCAAGTTTAGAAAGGCTGTCACTTTGGAGATTGACCTCGTAAAGCAGGCTGCTCTTGAGTTCCAGGGCAAGTAAGTTCAAGTCCTCCATGGCCGTAGGCCTGAAGGGGGAGGTCATGTGGGCGGAGCACCTCGCATCGAAAGGACACGATGTGGTATTCTCTGACGCTGGGGTAAACTATTGGGACCTCATGGACTCGATGGGCAACTACTACGAGGTGAAGCTTGACGAGAAAGCTATGTACTATGCAAAGAAGCACAACAGGCCTCCTAACATGTTCCTTGAGTACTGGAGCACCAAGAGGAACAGCTTCTGCGGTGTCATGGTGCTGGAGGTCGATTTCTTCGTGTACATAATCAAGAGTCTCGAGAAGCTATACACGGCGTATGTATTTGATTACCCGGTATTTCTGAATCACCTGTCCGTCACAAAATACCCATCAAGAGATAATAGCTCCACTGGAGACAATAATGCTCTTGGGTATGTCGTTCCTATAGAAACGTTGACAAAATCTGAAGAAACAGGATTCATAAAGTCCGTAATTCTTTAGTATCTTGTGAGCCGTTTCCATCTAAAAATCGGCTCATGAAAAACACAGATTCCCACTCGATTCCGTGGGGGGAGGTAGGTTACCCCGTCTTCAAAAGAACCTACGCAAGGGCAGTTGAAAACAGGACCGAAGAGTGGCCAGAGACAGTTGAGCGCGTCGTCAAGGCGTGCAATGAACAGCTGGGTTGTGGCTTCTCTGACGTCGAAAAAGATGAGCTGAGACACATAATGATGTCTCTAAAAGGAACCGTGGCTGGCAGGTTTCTGTGGCAGCTTGGTACCGAGACCGTGGACCGCCTCGGTCTCCCCTCGCTTCAGAACTGCGCCTTCGTGGTCGTAGACAAGCCTGTCAGACCATTTACGTGGGCATTCGAGATGCTCATGCTGGGCAGCGGTGTTGGGTTCAACATCCAAAGAGAGAACGTAGGTGAACTGCCTAACCCCCTACCCAATGTGACCATCACACGGATGGACAAGAACGATGCAGACTTCATCGTTCCTGACAGCAGAGAGGGCTGGGTGGAACTCCTCAGACGTGTCCTCGAGGCTTCGTTTGTGACCGGAAAGGGATTCACCTTCGCCACACATCTCATCCGTTCCAAGGGCTCCCCAATCAAAGGCTTTGGGGGGACGGCATCAGGACCAGAGGACCTGGTTTGGGGGATGATGGAAATAAACAAGCTGCTCAACGCCAAGGAAGGCGCAGCACTTACCCCTGTGGACTGCCTCGACATCATGAACATCATCGGTAGAATCGTGGTGGCTGGCAACGTGAGACGCTCAGCACAGATTGCTATCGGGGACCCCGACGATGTGGAGTACCTGAGCGCCAAGCGATGGGACCTTGGCAACATTCCTAACTGGAGGGCTATGTCCAACAACAGCGTTGTGTGTGGCAACATAAACAACCTGCACGAGTCGTTCTGGGATGGCTATAACGGCAACGGAGAGCCATACGGAATCATCAACCTCGATGCCACCAGACGCATGGGGCGAACGGGTGAGACCCAATACCCTGACCCAGAGGTTCGTGGATTCAACCCATGTGCAGAGCAGGGCCTCGCCAACTTCGAGACATGCTGCCTTGCAGAGATTTACCTTCCCAACATAGAGTCCTACGAGGAACTAAAGAAGGTAGCACGTTACCTGTACAGGATAAACAAGCACAGCCTCGCCATCAAGTGTGCCGTAAAGGAGACAGAGCACATCGTGCACAGGAACATGAGGATGGGTATCGGGGTTACTGGTTACCTTCAGGCCACAGAAGAGCAGCGCACATGGCTTGACTTGTGCTATGTGTATCTTAGAGAATATGACAATGAATACTCTAAACTTGCTGGATTCCCTCGCAGTATTAAGCTCACCACGGTTAAGCCATCTGGAACACTTAGTCTTCTCGCTGGCGTTACACCAGGAGCACATCCTGCCTATAGCCAATTCTACATCAGGAGAATTCGAATGGCCTCAGGTAGCCCTCTTGTTAGAGCAGCAAAAGATTCTGGTTATCCAGTAGAGTTCGTAAGAAACTTCGACGGGACGGAGGACCACGGCACGGAAGTGGTAAGCTTCCCATGTAAGTTTCCTCAAGGGACAACTCTGGCCAAGGACATGACGGCCATCGACCAGCTGGAGGTCATCAAGAGACTTCAGAAGGAGTGGTCTGACAACGCTGTGTCCGTGACCATCTACTACAGACTTCATGAGCTAGAGGACATCAAGCAGTGGCTGAGAGAGAACCTGCATGTGGTAAAGTCGGTTTCGTTTTTGCTTCACAACGAACACGGGTTTGACCAAGCCCCACTGGAGGAAATCACGGAGGAGAAGTACCTCGAGATGTCGTCTATGGTCAAGCCATTGGTGTCTATCGACGGCATTGGATTTGATGATGTGGACATCGCTGACTGCGACACAGGAGCATGCCCAGTACGATGAAGCACATATCTCAATGCTGGATAAGCCAGCTATACTATTTCGGTAAACAGGAAAGGGGCACAGGCCCCTTTCTTTTTGCCCTTAGTTTACATTACGGGCTGAAGTATAAGTATGTAGACTTTATTTCTCTTGTTGTTTAATTTTCCTCTCTTGCTTCAGCATCTCTGCTGTGGGCTTCTTTCCTGAACCACGGTTGGCCCTGATATTGTCCCACAGGCCTCTCGGCGAATAGGAACCATCCTTCCTCTTCATTAAATTCATCTTCCTTGACCCCTGTACTTCTTGTTGTACATTTTACTTGTCTTGTTGTCAGAGTCACTCTTTGCATGGCCACCAACAGATTTCTTTTTGCTTAGTACAATTTTACCAGTTTCCTTCTTAGCCATGTGTAAATTTAATCATTTTTGTTCATGTGCTCATTTATCTTCCTGACTATCTCGTGGATGTCTTCAGGTTTGTTGACATGATATGGGGGGATGTACAACTCTCCACAATCACAGTCCTGTCCATACACACTCAAAAGCAGTTGAAGGTCGTTGGTGGTAACCAAATGGTCTAGGTCTAAGTCAGCCTCTGTGCAGTAGTTACAGTTGAAGTACGACAACAAGTGCAACAGGTCTGACGTCCCAACAAAACAGTCTCCGTCAAAATCACCAAAACAGAATGTTTCGTCGGAGAACAAGTCAGACCGCTGGTACTCAAGCATAGCATGCATCCTGTCTATCTGCCCAGGAGTAAACATATTCCTGCACTCTTCGTGGCAATAATCCATGTGATTGTCAGCAGTGAAGGGAACGCCATTGTACGTGGTAACGGGGCAGTGATACCCAGGAACCCCAGGACACCCATAGCTAACCTTAGTCGGGGGTGTGTCGCACACATAATCGCCTGTATGTTCGCATGTGCCTAGGTTCAAGCCACAGCTTGATACAGATGTAGTGTTATTCTTGAACACGTGATGCAACCCACAGTAGTGCCCCATCTCGTGGGTGAGCGTCTCGTTTTCAAATCTAAACGTGAGGTGAGGGCCATCTACACCAAACACCTCTGTCTCCACCCATACCCCGTCAAGAGTAGACCAAGGGTAGTATGTGACCCATGCAAATCCAAGTACAGATGAGCAGAAGTCCGGGGCAACGTACACGTTGCAGTATTCTGCCGTGTTCCATTTCACCATGTTTGTCCACTGAGCCATCTGAGTACCGTAATCCGGGAAACAGACGCCTCCATTATTTCTGTATGACGTTGCCCATGCAAATGAACCAAGATGGGTGTAGGTGACGTCAACGAGATTGAACGATATGCTCGTCCCCTCAAAGTCTACATTTAGCTGTTCGAATGCATCAATAACAACATCAAGACCTACGTTGCTGTTAGGGAAGTATTCGTTGTCGTGAAGGACGTGAACCACACAGTTAATTGTTTTCTCTGTGTACACACGATTGGCAGAACTGTAGTCTTCTGGAAGCGTGTTTTCTTGAGAGCCCATGACAACACACTCTTCTTGAGCAGGCGCAGGTGCAGCACAGAAAGAAAAGGACATGCACACAGTAAGAAACCACAGCACAGGCCAGGCGCTTCTGAGGGGGAGAGAATGATTCATCGTTTGTTAAGTCTTATCTTTTCGTATGAACGCCCAGCAAAGTATGCAGTAAACGCAGTTGTCATCAAAACACTAAATACATCTATGTAAGATTCATTTATGTTAAATGCCACGTTTTCAATGCTGTCGGTGACTACAAATATAGTGAATGAAAGTATCAAATACATTAAAATCATGGGCCTTATATTCTTAGACAACCATGAGTCAGACATCATATCTGACTTCCATCGTTCAGTCACATTGTCCTGAGCATTGGACTCATACTCCATGAGCATCTTCTCAAGTTCCATCTTCTCTTGAGCGGTCATGTTTGGCTCAAGGTCTATGAGCCTCTTGACCACGCCAAGAGCCCCTTGGTCTGGAAGCAGTTCTCCAACTGTCTCCAGAACGTCAGGGGCCTTGTCCTTCAGCCAGATTCCGACCTTGGTGTCCTTAATCTTCTTTCGGTCCTTTCTCATTGTAAAGTTTGTTGAAACGCATCATAATCAAACGCTGCTCCTCGTAGAGTTCAAAGATTCTGTTCTGTCTGTCCACATAGTTTTCCATCTGTTCAGCCAACCTTATCTTCTCCCTGTTTGTTTTTAACATTTTTTCAGTTCTCTTGGCCTCATTGCTAAGAAGATATATACTTCCATAACGAGACTTCTCTCCCCTTGTCTTTGGGTCCTCATATTCATCAAGCAATTGCTTCGTGGTTATAAGGTTGTCTCTGAACTTGTCGTAATCATAATGCTTTCCAATCTCACCATATATATTTCTTACCAGAGGCAGGTCACTGAGAGTCATCTTAACCCACTCACCCTCCTTTATCATCTGAGCGGAGTTATATATCAAGGTGCCAGTTCTACTAACAAACCTACCCGCACCGCCTATATAGAAGTTCCAGTAGTGATACAGTCTGTCTGGGTTAAAGTCCAGTGCCCCAGGGGTATACTCACTTCCACCTGTTGACTCGTTCATCCACTGAGCCATGTCTCTCAAGAACTTGGGAGACTTGTACGCAAGCTGATATTCTGGAACAGGTGTCCCAAATGGCATTTGCTCTCTGTACACAATAGTCCCAAAGAAAGTCTCGTTGATAGCTGCCTCACCAAAGGCTGCAAGCCCAGAAGGAGTAAGCGCCGTAATCAGACCTTTTTCAGGAGTTGAGTAGCTTCCAAACTGGACTGGCGAGAATGAGTTCAGGATAGAACTCATCGTAAAAGCAAAGGCATCGTCTGCTTCTCTTTCGCCAAGAACGGTAGAAGTGACGGCTTCACCAAACGAGGATAGTATACCAAACCCATAAGCCATAGGAAGCTTGAAGTACTTGTCCTTCTCATACATAAGTATAAGGTTTCTTTGCTTCTCATGGTCAGGTATCTTGTTGTACAACAACTCACCATCCTCATCCTCTCCACTCATAGCTATGTTGATGGCGGTCAGTGCGCTGCTAAGACCAAATAATCCCAAGCCAAGTTTCTGGGCCTTTCTGAGTCTCTTGACGGTTGTCCCATCCGGAAGCGTCACGTTCTTGCGAGAACCCATCGTAGTAAAGAATCTATAGCTACCCTGGATGCTGGCCCCGAAGAACAACTTGAACTGATTCAACGTGATTCCCCACTCACCGTACTTGTTAAAGTTCACGGTTATGTTCTTGGCAAGCTGTGCTGCCTTGGGTCTTGACATGCCCTTTTCTCTTCCGGCTATGTAGACAGAAAGCCTGATGGTCTGTTCGAACGCATCATTGACTCCCTCCACGTATCCACCAATTTTTCCAAGCGCCTTCTTCGTGAGATACAGTTTGTTTGGAGATAGGTCTCTCTCAAGTTCTCTGGCAATCTCGGATAGCGGCTTGGCGTAAGTATACCCAGTAAGGCCACCGTCCTCAATCATCTCATCCATGTACTGATTTATCTCAGGACTACCAGGTCTTCCGTTGGCCCTTGCAACCAACGACTTCATCACTGGCCAAACCTTTTTCTTGATTTTGGCTACCTCCTTTTCTATATCAAAACCAGCTGCTATGCCTCCTTCCTCGCTTTCGTATGCAGCATTGAATAGAGCAGCCTCAAGGTCTCTGGTGAAGTTCGGGATGAAGAACTCGGGGTTCATCGTGGTGAGCGACTTACGCAACCAGGCAGTTGGCAGAAGGGCAAGCATCTTGTTGAATGCGTTTACCTTGTCCACCCCCATGTTCTTCAACTGCTTGGCAAGAGATGGGTTCTGGAACCTGATGAATAACTGCTTACCCTCAACTCTTACACCAACGGTTGAGTCAGCGCCAAACTCTACGGAGGTCTCTACGCTCCACACTGATGATGGATTCTGCTGAACCAGGTTCAACAATGACACAAGGGCCTCGTTCTTTCTTGCCTTGATTCTCAGTGCCGCAGACGCAGATATAATGTTGGCAAGCACGTTGGTTGCCTTGCTCGCCCTGCCCTTGGCCTTCTTACTAGTTCTTCCATAAACGTGTATGCCAGAGCCGCCAGTGGGGTAGACAGTTGTTTGAGCATCCTTCTCGTCTAAAGCAATACCATACAGCGGAACGTAGGTTTCGTCCTGCTCCCAAGAATCTATAACATCCTGAGACTCAAGACCAAAGTCAATCATAATCTGTCTGTTCTCAGCGAGCATATCCTTGAACATCTTAGCCCCTTGCTCAAGAACCTCCTTGGGGTACTTCTGCTCAAGTTCTTCAATCAATGCATCCGCCTCCTCGTTCGACATGCCAGAGCCGTTTTCTTTGCCATACTTCTCGAATATCATCTGGTTTCGAGACGGGGCATGAAGGGCGTACAAGTAATCCGACAGGTCGTCAGACATCAGCTTGTTCTTTCTCATGAACTCCTTGGCTGCGTCAAGCTTAGTCTCGAACTTTTTGAAGTCGGACATTGTCTTACCAGGCATGAGTTCCTCCATCATTCTGAAGTCAGACTCAAGACCAACCTTTCTGCCCTGAGCCTTGACATCCTCAGTGAGCCAAAGAATTTCAGCGTACTTATCCTGCAAGACCCTCCTTACATTAAGAAGCATGGCTCTGAAGTTTGACAACTCAGATGGCTCATACTCGCTCTGACCCTGGTCATTCATAGGGCCTTGGTAATATACCCCATCAACTGCCTGCTGACTATGTATGGAGTTCTCAGGCTCATGCATGGACAGCATGGTGTCGTACAGCTGACGCATCTTGTCGCTCAGTTCAATCTCAAGAGGAGTTCCCTTGATGCTGCTGTATATCTCGCCAAGCCAGTTCTTGAACGACTTGAATATATTTACAAGAGACAGGTTGGACACAGAGCCATCGTACAGGAACTTCTCAAAGCCCTCTGCAAATGCCTCGCTGGTGTCTCTACCCCACTCCTCATGACCAGCCCACTCCAAGACAGTTTCTCTCTCCTCTTCGGTAAGATACTGCTCGTAGAGGTGAGCCAGTTCGTGGAGAGGGGACGTGACGTCTGGACTTGATATAGCGTACACCACGCCCTCCTTGTTCTTGATGGCTATAGCCGCCCTTTGATTCTGGAAGTATACCTGCTCCTTGTTGTCTATGTTGTATATAGAGCCATCCTCCCCAAGTTTGTAGATGGGGGTGCGAAGTCTTGACACGAAGTACTTATCGTAGTTCGGGTCCTTGAGTCTCCACATCGGCTCCTTTATTGTATCGGGTCTGTTGTCCCAAGTCTTGGTGACATATTCTATAGTTCTGTTGTCACCCTCCCCGTTAAACCCTACGAATACCCCAATCTGTCCTCTAACGTTTATGTTGTCCCCAGGAACCAGGTTAGGCAACTGTCTCGTGTTTCCAGACATCTTGAAGTCACCCTCCACAGGGGTCATGGGTCTCGTGGTCTGGGCACGCAATCCAGCTGGCCCCCTGTTCCACTCCGACACAACCATGTCGAACCCATTCTCATTTGCAGCCTTGGTAACCCAGGCCAGCTGATGGTTGAACGAAGGGAACTTGGCGTTGGGGTTGTCCATGAACTTTCGGTACGACTCAAGAGCTTGGTCAAACAGGTTAAGCTTGTCCTCGTTGAAGTAGTACACTTTGTTCTTGGGAACCTTGACGATGTGAGGCACGTTTGGAGATACCTCCTTTGTTGAATCCACATAGTACATGGCCACCCCGCCCACCTGACCTATGGCAGCAGCCTCGTCTCTGGAGGTGTGCGTCTTCTCCCCGGCCATAGGCTTGACCTGGTCTCTTCTTTCGTCGGAGTAGTGTCTGAAGACGTAGTTGCCCTCGTCATCCTGGGTCATGACAGCATCAACCTCCTCAGGCAAAGAGTATGCGTTGTTGTTCTCTATAAACGGGTCTATGTTGTTGTCTTTCAGTCTCTGCGCTATCTCTGCATACTGCTGCTTTGAGAACGTCTTTGGGTTCTTGCCGCTTGCGCCAGTCTGTATGGTGCTGAAGTCAGACATCTTGAACACAGAGAACTGACCAGCAAATCTTGCGAACTTCATGGCGAGGGCCTCGTTGTCCTCAGGAACCATGATGTTTATATCTATGGAAACTTTGTCTGAGTTGGGGAACTTGTAAAGCCCAAACTTGACCTCGTCCGTGGCGAATACCTCCTTCATCGTGTTGATGTAGTCGGCAATCATCTCTGGAGTCAGTTCGCTCTGCGTGGTGTTGAAGGAGCCTACAGGAACCACAAGGCCAGTGCCCTCAGAGAACCCCGTTCCTTCATAGTTGAAGGTGGCCCCATCCTCCTCAGCCACGTCCAGGCCTTTGATTCTATCTACCTGAGCCTTAGTATTTTGTGCAAGTTCTTTCTTGTTTACAGTTGGGCCCTGCATCAAAATCTGCGTGGTATCAGTGCCGTCAGCTTTTCTTTGAATAGTTTTAACTGCCTTGCTTAATCCAGAACTCGCTGGCAAGGTCTTACTCATTCTCTCCTTGTCACTGGATATAGGCATGTTGCTTCCAGGTTCAAGAGGATGCTCCACCATGTTGCCCCAGTATTCTCGGTTACCGTATATGTTTACTTTTACCTTAGTGTCTGGATTTATAACCTGTGCAGCCCAGCCGTAAGACTTATGCGTGTACATGCCATTCTCGGCAGTATCAACAGCAACAAACGTATTTCCGTTAGGGTTAACATCAACCTCAACAGAAGCGTATACCATCCCGTTTTTTACCGTTCCCTTGTCATATTGTGAGGTAAACATATCCCTCAAAACAGGCTCACAAAAACCACGTTCAAGAGCATGTCTTATGTCTCCAGCAGTAATTCTTTTAGTCTTGCTTTTGTTTGGCTTAAAGTCCTCCTTTGATTCAAAGTTGCCTATGTCAAACAACACGCTGACTAACTCTTCTCTAAGGTTTTTATTTTCTTTTGCCGCATCAGCAAGATATGCGGTTAGCGTCTCGGAAAACAAAAACCTATCCTGAAAACTTCTTTTCTGTATAGCAGAATATATTTTTTCAAGAACAACTTCAAAGCTGTCTCTTTTCTTTATGTCTGCTTTTAATTGTATTAGTTTTGTTTTCTTTATTCCAGTCTCTTCATCAACACTTTCTTGAAGCTTGGACTTAGTGCTTGCTTGGACAAGTGCTTCAACGAGAGTTGGTTTTTTCAAGGCTGACTTAGGGTCTCTAACCATCATCTCCAACAACCTGACAAAACCAGTGTTGAAGGTGTGATTAGTTCTAAGCTTTTTCATATTTGTAGTAATGAGGGCAAGTCTAACCTTACCATCCTTACTTTCCTTAGCTGCTTTGTTCAGGGCATTGACAAGTATGTTCGTCGCGTTTTTTGTGGTAGACACCCAGAACAAATTGCTTTCTCTTGCCCCAGGAATGAGCGGGTAATAAACACCCCCCTCTCCTTCCATGATTAAAGTTCCTTTTCTGGCAATGTCACCAGCAAACATTCCATCAGGAATATGTAGAACCATAGATGCATCAAAGAGAGATTCTATATCAGCCTCGTCATCTATAAGTCCATCGGCCTTTAGCTGAGCAAACTCTTCGTCATTCTTCAGCCACGTTCTTGTGAATCCGTTCTCGCTAAGCTTTATGTTTTCTTGGAACAGCAGCACCTCCTCGGTGTTGTCTGGGACTATCTTGCCATCAGGGGTGACGGACTTGGCCTTCTCCCACGACACACGACCGTACATCTCCTCCTTGCTAATTCCGTCTCTCTTGGCCATATTGGTAATCATGACGTCAGCCACAGCGGCGTCAGCCTTGGCCTTGTCTTTGGGCAATCCGAACACCACCTCAAAAGTCTTGGCAAGCTGGGCCTTGTTCTTGGGCTTAGATATTTTTGCAGACTCCTTGGCCCTTGCATCAGCAAACTTGGCGTCCATGGGGCTTGCAGTACCGCGCTTGACCACAAGCTTTGCAGGCTGTACCATCTGCCCGTTCTTTCTTATCTCTGGCTTTGACACAGACGAGACAATCTCTTGGCCTCTCGGAAGGTTGTTGTCTGGTATGTAGGCAACCTCATCGAGTTCATTAGGGATGTATCTCTCTCCTATACTCGGCGCCACGTAAGAGTAGCCAGAAGTTCTAAGCTGTTCTCTTGCGTCATCAAGTTCCTTCTGTTGCTGCTGTGTCAGCCTAGTCCCGCGAGCCACGGCATCTTCATGCTGAGCCACTAAAGTGGCCATACGGACTGGCTCTGTTTCTATAGACAGGAGTCTTGACAGCCTTGCCATGGATGGGTTAGACTTCTCCGCTGGCGCAGGCTTCTCCTTTATTGGGGAGGATTTTGGCTTTGTAGGTGTTTCGACAGGTACTTTACTTGCAGACTTCTTGGCAGTTGCTTTAGTTTCGACAGGTTTAGAAACTCTTTCTGCGAGTTTGCTGGCGACGTACTCGTCATGTTCTCTTTGGAATTGTTCATCTTGTTCTAAAAGTTGGTTTACTCTCTCAACCTGTTGTGGCGACTCGGCGTTAGCCAAAAGTACTTGATAGGCAACGTCTTCTGCAAGCTGTCCCTCGAACATCTTTCTTTCGTCACTGCCCGCCTTCTTCAAGCTGACCCTTGCGACATTTCCACTATCATCATATTCGATACCAAGAGTTGGTAACTCAAGCTGTGCTTCAAAGCTCTCACCATCCACTTCTATGGTCTCGTCTTTCAAAACTCTTACTCTCTCTGGCTCAGCCTGGATGCCAACCTCAGACAGGTCCTTCTCAAAGACCTCCGTGTAGTTTCCTATCTCATATACCTTGTCCTGTGTCTCAAAAACCAAGGTCTGGTCCTGAACATACAGGTCCCCTTTAACAGGTTCATCAAACTTTACTCCACCAAACGAGGTGAGGGTGGCTGGTCTATTCAACGATTCTTGAACCGTGACCTCCTGAGGGGCAACACTTTCCACCGGGGTCTCAACAACAGCCTCAGCAGTTCCCTGAACGGGAACCTCTCCAAGCTGTTCCTCTGTGACTCTGTTTATATAGGAGTTGTTTATGTCTGCTATCTCTGCATCTATAGCCGCTACACGCTGTGCCGTCACCTGACCAGCATCAGCCTCCCTTCCCTTTTCAGGGGTTCCGGCTGTTTTCGAAAGGTTTCTTCTTTCAAGTTCAAGGTTGATAATTCGACGTCTGTCTTCAGAGGAAACGGCAGGGTCTATCCTGTCCGCTACCTGTGCTCTGAAGGCTTTCTCCTCAAGAACGCCAGACAGTTCTGGGTCGTTGTTTATGGTTATGGTGAGGTCCTTGAGAGACTCTGGTGTTGAGGACTCAATTATTCTTCTAGCTTGCTCTCTGTCTACCTTTTTGTCATTTATGGTATATGACGGCATTGCCTTGGCAGTGTAGTCGTCAAGCATGGCCTGCCCAACGGTCAAGGGAGCGGTACCAGCCTCGGCCAAGCCCTCTATAAGTATGTCTGCACCAGAAATCTTCTGACCAGCGGCCAGCTGTCCAGCAAATTCACCAGCAGCACCAAATGCACTCTCTATAGGTGCAATAGCCGCGACCCTAGAGGCGGTGTCTAGGCCCCTCTTAACGAGAGCCTTCGAAGCAGCGCCACCAACCCCCATACTAACGCCATCTACAATACCTATCGCAATACCCCTTCTTACTGAATTAGAAGCGACTGTGTTATATATGTCTTCGTTATTTAGGGCCACTTGGATATTTTCCGGAGTCCACTGCATCCCTCTGTTTGCCATCTCCTGTTGAAGGAGGTCAACAAATGTTGCAGTAGTCTCGAGAGTTGTAGACGCGGCGCCAAAAGCAAAAGGAATAGAGCCAACAGCACCGCCTATTGCTCCAGGGATGGCCCCAACCCCACCAGCAGCGGCACCAACAGCAGCGCCACCTGCTGCCGACCCAGCTACTGTACTTGCAAAGGCTGTTGCCGAGGCCTTGTTAAAAAGGCCTGCAAGAGACTCAAGAGTGATTGTAGGCAGTATTGATGGGTTTCTGCCTATAGCATACAGGGCAGCAAGAGCTGTGCTCTCTCCGTTAGCCTCTGCATCCTGTATGCTCTGCTGGAAATCAAGCATCTCGGCAGACACCCCATATTTATCTACAAATCTTTGATGCTCGTTAGCGGCACTCATAAATTTTTCAGCCTGAGACAGGGTGACATTGCCCCTAGTAACCATTATGTCGGCAACCTCTGCGGCAGCGTCATTGGCTGAAAGAGAACCAGCTATACCCCTGGCTATGTCATCAAAGATGTCAAGCATAGCAGAGGTGTATGTCCCCTCCGACTCCATGTAGAACTTAAGGCCCTCATAAAGACCTGGAGCATTCGGAAATGTTTCCTTGACAAGCTGAGGTATAAAGGCCTGGTTAGCTTTATCCTCAAGGGCCTTGCGTCTTGCTGCTATTATCTCTGCTTGACGCTGGTCAATCATCTGAGGCAGTTCCTCCATAGGGGCCTCCATAGCTTGTTGAATCTGAGCCGACCTCCAGTCGTCCTCAGTAAACCCATACTTTGCAACAGCCTCATCAGAAATCTCACCAAGGTTTCTGTCAGAAAGCACACTTGACCGAACAAAGTTGTGCATAACCTGATTGTACGATGGGCTAGCCTGGGGTTTATGTGAACCCCTGTACGGCATTATAACGTCGTCAGACCGTAAACTAGCCTGGACCTCAGTACCTCTTAGGGAAGAAAAGCCTCCCGAAGAAGGAGCAGACGCTGGCGAAAGGTCTTTTTTTTTTGGCTCACCGCCGAAGTAAGCCTGGTAGAACGAATCAGATGACAGGTCTGTCATTTGATTTTGAACTAAATAGCCGTACAGCTGATTGTACTTTTGCTTGTCTGAGCCGTAAGTGTTGTAAAATTCGTCGGCACTCAAGTCTGTCATGCCGTTAGACTGCAAGTACTGATACAGTTGTTGATATTTTTCGTTCATATTGTTTATCAGTTAAATGTCATTTTCTTACCGCTCCTTGGGACGTAAAGAACATTTTTTGACCACCGCCCCCTCCTTGACTTGTGGGGGTCTGGAAACCAGTAAGAGTTTGATATACCGCTCCGCTCTTCCAAGCATCTAAAGCAAACTGCCCCCCGTATACTTTCTTTAGCAATCCCTCAATATCTCTTGCCGCATCAGTATTGTAGGGGACAGTTATATCACCTATGTTAGTTCCATCAGATGACGTAGCATTCTTAATAATCATGCGGTCAGAAAGGAATGTGATGTTCTTTGGAACAACAGTCACCTTTCCTTCAAGTCGGTCTCTTGTTTCTGAATCAACATGCTGGGAGAGGTTTATTCCTGCCACTAAAACCTTTTCATCGGCTATATTAGGTAAAGAGTAATTATACCCGGTTTGTATTTCTGGAAGCCTGCTAAAAGAGCCAACACCAGCTGCTATTTTTTCTTCAAGCGACAAAGGAATCTCAACATTTTCTACCTGTGCAGTAACGAAAGATAGTGGCTGTGGTTTTACTTCTTTAGGGGTGGTTGTACGCGAAGTAGAAGCCCCTGTCGGAGCGTAAGTCTTCTTCATACCCGAGAACGGGGCAAGAACTGCATTAGCATACGTTTCGGCGTAAACCTCATTGGCGTCTTTTTCTGGGTCGTCTACTAACAATGTGCCCATAGTCTGCTGATAATGCATCTTTGCGGACGCCATAAGCGCATCGTCGTTAGATATAGATACAACAAGACCCGGCCTGACTTTATCTGCCCATAACTTACCAGTTTCCCCGTTATTGACAGCTAACATGGCGAGCGGTCTGTACTCATTAGACAGTTCAAGAGGGTCGATATAGTTCCAATCTATCTGAGGCAGGAAAGGGGCTGGGTTGGCAGCTATAGGTATGTCAAACAACGGTATTTGTCCGGTTGCCCCAATACCATTATATTCAACCACCACCGAACCATCTTCAGCAACATCCCAGCTAGCTATTCCCATGCTCTGAGCCATGTCAGCCTTCCGGGTATATGTGCTCAGGTCTTCAGTCACCTTCTTGGTCTTGTCTGGATACAGGTTACGATTCTGCATGTACTTCATGGTCTCCTGAAGCACGGGCTTTACTGTCTCGTAGTGGTTGCTAAAGTACCCGTGCATGTTAGAGACGTTGCCTATGTCTCTATAGAAGTCCTCAATGCTTGTGTACTGGCTGTTCTTGAGTTTGTCGGCTACCTGACCACGCACCTCGTTGAAAATCTGTATGGGCTGGTCACCCCACCCGTTGGTTCTGAACCCATACAGAGCCTCAAGCTGCTTCAGTCTAAATGCATTCTTTTTTTCTTGAGACTCAATAATTTGAGCCATGTTAGCCCTTTGCTGCTCCTGAATTATGGCAATTCTTTTTTGCAGGGCATCTGCATAAGATTCCTGCGTGGCTACAGGAGCCACATAGCCATAGTACGGTGTTTCTTCTGCCATGTTAATCCTTGAATTGAGGCTGAGAGAATATGCCCCTTACGACATCATACAACATCATAAGTTCCTGTCTGGATATTTTCTTACCAGCCGACTTCTTTTCCTTTATTTCCTCGTATGCGTCCTCTATGGCGTCAGCTTGGTCTGGATTTATGATGTACTCACCACCCGTCATCTCCCCAATCTTAGCCCCATCCTTCATGATGTCTATGGGGTTTGTCTTGTGGCTAAACGGACCTGGGGTTTTTTTGACCTTCATACCCTTTTCACCAACTACGCTCCCAAGTCCAGGTGCCGCAAGGGACATGCCTATGTTAGCAACGCCCCCAAGTATGTCTCCCCACGCCCCTCTCTTCTCAGCCTTAAGGGCTTCTATATTCTGAAGGGCTTGGTTTCTTGCTGAAGTAGCTTCTGCCAGCCCCATCATGCCCATATTCTGTTTGAGACCGATGTTTTGAGCCAGCACATTCTGCTCAAGATTTGCTAGATTCGACTTAGACGCAATCTCTCTCTGCACATCAGCCATTTGCTGCTGTTGCATCTGTTGAGCTTGATTGCGTTGGATGTTGCCAAGCATCCCTCCAAGTACTCTAGGGTCAGCTGACGCGGCCTGCAATGCTGTTGCTGAGGCTGACTGAATGCCTGAAGTATCAGTGGGTCTTATGCCAGCCATAGCTAGGTCTCTCTGGGCCTGAGATACTTGCATGTCATACATCCCAGAGGCAAAATCACTTTTGTATTTGGCTACATCTTTTTTAGCCTGTCCCAAAAGGCCCTGCTGCTCTTTAGTCCTCTTCTTGTTTCCAATAAGGTCTATGACACCTCCTACAATACCAGCCCCTCCGGCTATAGCGCCGCCACCAGGTATTTGACCTGGGATAGGGTTTCCTAACGTATCTGTGCCTCCAGCGGTGGGAGACCATCCAGACAAAAACGTATTCCAATCAAACTGACCGTTTGCCATTTTACAAAGGTAATGTTTTGTTATGAACTTGCATCCAGCTTGGAGTGCGAGTATTCAGTATTTACTGCATACAGCTCAAACGGCTTTCCGTCAGCAGGGGTCTGCAACGTAATCATAGCATACTTGCCTCTAATCTGGTCTCCATTCAACGATGGGTCAGAGACAGAATAAATCACATTGCCAGCCTCTATGCCGGGAGTCGATGGCCACAAACTTGCGAATGCAGCAGAGCTGAAAGAAAAGACAGCGTATAAAGAGTTGTTAAAATACTTAATAGAAACTAGGTTATAAGCAGAATCAGAATAACAAGTATCTGGATTAAAAACCTCTTGAGTAGCATTTGCTTTTGTAAAGTTTATGCTGTCATACGGCTCCTTAGAGTGAGCTACTTTTACACCCTGCGGCATGCCATAAGAGATGTACTCTGAGTTTATCTGGTTGGCAAAGTAAAACGTATTGGGCTCTATGTTTTCTATGAGCCCGATGTTTTTAAGGTGTTGAGCCGAGGCAGGAGCATTGTTGACTAACAACTTACTGCCAAGTGTGCCCACAACATTTACCTGCTTGGTAGAATTGACTATCGAGCGGCCGATGTCTGAATACAAACCCTCTTCCCTTGGTGTAAACGACTTAAATACAGATACTTGTTTTTTTGTTACAGAGTTATCCGGAAGGTCAATGTTAGTCGATACAGAAGAAAAAAATTGATTCTGGTTACTCTCAAGAGAAATAGCATTGTACACCTTTTCCATTGAAGGATTTTCATTTGAAACCACAATCAAAGAACTAGGATGGTTTTCGTTATAAAATCTATTTCTAGTCTGATTTTTATTGTGCTCCCAACAAAGGACGTCAGTGTTGCTTGTGTTCTTAGACAAGGAAAATGAAGCAAAGTAGTTGTCTATGCTGCCATAGCAATCTGGCTCAAAACTGTATCTTGTTTTCCAGAATTTATTGTTAGTTGAGAATGCGTATGTGGGCATATTAAGAAAATACTTGTTGGTTATAATCAACGCTATCCATAGCAACTGAATTGCCATATGCACTAAGAAATGCCAAAAAGAGATTTGTATTTATACTTAATAGTTTGTCGCTGTATATAGAGCCGTTTTCGGAGTTTTCATCAGGGCACAAAATCATTCTAGACGCATATTCTTTTGCTCCAGCCCCAACAAATGCTTGGTTAAGCTTTTCTTTTAGTTCGCCTTTAGTAACATTTGCGCTTGCTATAATATGAAGCAATTTTATAGCATTATATTTAATTCTGTCGTATTCGCTGGTATTTGGATTTACGCTATTGGAAGAAGGTATTGACAAGTTGTTACTGTCTTGAATAAATTCTATGCCGTCGTAACCAAACTCAGACAAGAAATCGCTTAATAAGTTGTATTCTCCACTTATTGCTATTTCTTTTGCGTTATATCCAATTTCATTTTCGTTCAATTCGTCTGTGTTGTTGTAAACTATAAGGCCGTAAAAAGACAAAAATGACAGCATATCAGGAGTTCCAACATCACCATTATTGGTTGCATCAAACTTTGAAAATTCAGGGAAAAACTCTACGGTATTTGCGTATTCAGCTAGATATGCTAGGTCTAAGAAATTAAGGCCAAGTATATTGACATAGTCATCTAAAGTCTCTATAACGTAGTTGTTTAACCCAGCACAAGAATCGTATTCACATCCGCCAAACAAGAGGTTTCCATTTACATCATAAACTGGGTCACTACTATAGTTGTGATATGGTTCAACGCTGTCGTCGTCTGGATAAAA